CCAGGGCGTTGATCTGCGCGGCGGCGATCTGCTTGAGGACTTCGGCGCCGCCCTTGCGGTCCAGCGTGAACTTGGCGGCCATCAGCCCTGACCCCTCTTGCACAGGACTTCCAGCCCGCCGCGCCCACCCAAGCGCCAGTCGTTGACGATGATGGCGTACCGATCACCCCGGACGGTCAGCTCGTCACTGTTGACGACGTCGGTTCCCAGAGCGAAATAGACGGTGCACGCGATGGTTTCGCCTTCGCGAAGCAACTGCGCGTTCTTGTAGCCGCCGCCGGGCGCGACCGCGATCGCCGGCAGCGGCTCATCGGCGGCGGGGATGAGTTGACCGTTCTCGTCGCGGCCGCCGCCGCGATGCCGGATCACCTGCTCGGTCATGGCGCGGATTCCAGACGGTACTGCTCGAGCAGCGCGCGCTCGACGACGCTGAACGCGGATCCGCTGGCCATCACCGCCGGATCCCATTGGAAGGGGCCGACGACGCGGGGCACGGCGTCCCCGAGAGACCGTTCCGCGATCGACGCCACGGCGGCCTCGAAGTCGGCGGCGTTGTTGAACTCGTCGTCGGGGTCGAAGCCGTGGGTCATGGTGACCACGATCGACCCGTACTGCCGGGACCACCACAGCCCGGACTTCTTGCGGACCAGCCCGCGCGCCGACACGCTCAGGTCGGTGGCGATGTCCAGCTCGACGCCGTCCTCCGTCACGGCTGTCAGCTCGACGAGCCGCAGTGTGGGGAGGATCAGTAGCGCCGATCCGGGCCCGTCGAGCGTCACCTCGTCGTCCTCGCGGACGGGGGTGACGTGCCAGCCGCAGTAACGCCGCGCAGCAGCCCGCGCGATGTCCTCGGGCGTTGGGTCAGGCATCGCCCTTGCCGGCAGTTGGCTTGCCCGGCGCCTTGCGCGCGGCGGCTTTGTTGGCGGGGGCCGCGGCTTCTTTGTTCGCCGGGGCCTTCGCTTCCTTGGCGGCTGGCTTCTTCAGGCCCATGGCTTCTGCGTCCCTGTCGCTGAGCAACAGCGTCGTTTCGACACCGTTGACCGTCACGTTGTACTTCTTCAACGGTCCACCTCCCTGTGGGGGGACGACGGGCGGCCAACTCTGACCGCCCGTCGTCCCGATGAGTGCCATTTACGCGGTCAGATCGACCTGGACGAAGGCCTTCGGGCGGGTGACGCCGAACGCCAGCCGCTCCTCGGCCAGGATCGCGACCAGGTTCCGGACGAAGAAGTCGGCGTGGCTGTCCGACATCGTCACCGTGGTCTGCTCGCGGTCCCAGATGACGGCCTTGGTGAAGTCGCCGAGCAGGCCGGTGCCGGACGCCTGGGACTCCGACTCCGTGTACGGGATGCCCCACAACGTACGGGGACCGCTGCCGGTCGGGCCGCCGTAGTAGTAGCGCCCGTTTTCGTCCTTCATCAGGTCGATGACTTCGGCGTCGGCCGGGTTGAACACCCACGCGGTCGGGTTCACGCGGCCCACGGTGCGGGCCTTGGTGATCGCCTTGCGGGTGGTCTCGAACAGGTCGGTCGACCACGCCTGGGTCTGGATGCCCGACGTGTTGTTGATGCCGGTGAAGTGCTCACCGGTGCCGTCGCCGTTGAGGATTTCGTTCTCCTCGGTCTCCAGCACGTCCAGGCGCAGCTCGTCGTCGATCAGGCCCTGCAGGGCGGCCCAGTCGGCGAGTGCCCGCTTGGTGGCCGGCACCCATTCGGCGATGGTCTTCACGACCGCCTGCACGACCGCGAACGCCCACGCACCTTCGGGCTTGTAGCCGCCGCCCGGGTTGTTCACCAGGCTGGCGCCGGCCGCCAGCGAGTTGCCGTCCAGGGCGGGCATGGTCGGCGCCGCCGAGCTCGTCGCCTCAGCGACCACCGCGGCAGCGTTGGTGTGGCTGGTCTCCTGCACGAACTCGACGGTGTCCGACCCGGTCTGGCGGTTGCTCACCAGATTGCGGATCGTGAGCGGCTTGCGGCCGAGCATCTCGACGATGTCGGTCCGGTCGTTGACGACGAACGCGCCCGCGCTGGTCGACGACACGCCGGTGAACAGCGATTTGATCCGGATCGGGTCGGACTGCACGCGAGCCTTACTCGGGATGCTGATCCCGCCCTCGCTGTTGGTGAAGCCCTTCATCAGTGCCTTGAACTGCGGCGACTCGACGACCTCGAGGCCCAGCGACTTGGCGCGGGCCTTCAGCTCGGGCTCGGTCTTCACGCCGGCTTCGGCGCCGAACGCCTTCGCCGCGTCCAGGATGGCCTCGTCGGCCTTGACCGTCTTGACGGTGTCGAGGATCTCGACGAGCGAGGTCATCGACTTCTTGTAGACGCCGGCTTCCTCCTCGGTCATCTCGCGGCCCTCGGACTGGGCCTTCTCGGCGACCTCGCGGGCGGTCTTGCTCTCGTGATCCGCCCGTTCCTTGAGGGCGGCCAAACGTGCGCTCATGCGCTTTCTCCTTCGGAGTTGTTGGGTGGTTAAGCGAACTCGACGTCGAGTGATGCCGTGATCGCGTTCAGCAACGCCGAGGGGTCGACGGACGACTTCTGACTGGCCTCACGGGGCTCACCCTCGGGCGTATCCGCCTCTGGGGCTTGGCGAGACGCGTCAGGCTCGTTGGCCTTCTCCTCGTCTGATGTGCCGTTGAGGGCTTCCAGGACACGCCCGATTGATTCGTGCGCGGACCGGAGTTCGCCCTCGTTTTTGGCCGACAGCACGCGGCCAGCTTTGACGTCGCGGAGCGCGCGCTCTGCGACAGTGGGGATGGACTTCACGGCCAGGATCTCGGTCTCCTGGTTGGCGCCGATCGTGACGATCGACACCTCGTACAGCTTGAGCTCCCGCAGCTCCCAGACGTCCTGGCCGTCGTGCACCGCGGGCCCGGAATCGATCTCGTCGTACGCGAACGACATCTGGTTGATACGTCGGCCCTTGAGCATCCGGTAGGTCTGCAGTGCTTTCGTGTTCTCGAGGTCCAGCTGTCCGGTCACCTTCAGACCAACCGCGTCTTCCTCGGCTTTCACCACGGCGCCCAGGTTGTAATCTGGGTCAGACATGTTGTGCCCGAACAAGATTGGGATTGGGTTGCCAGACTTCACCCACTCGGCCAGCGTCTTCGTGAACGCGCCTGGCATCACGACGTCGCCGTAGGAGTCGACGTTGCCGAACACGCTGGCGTATGCGGTGAACTGGCCATCAGCGAGCCCGTCATCAGGGCCGGCCTTCAGCTGAATCGTCGCATTCTTCGTGAGCATCAGTCCTCCTGCTCGTCGCCCGGTGCGTCGTCCGGGTTGCCTGCCGGTTGCATCATCGGGGCAGCCGGGTTGGGATTCTGGTCACCGTTCTGGGTCACGTTGAGCGGCCGGATCAGCTCGTCGCCGCCCTCAATCGGCGGCCGGTTGTCCAACGCCCGGCCCTCGTTGATCGTCAACCACGGCCCGCCGATCGCCGGCTGCATCACCGCGGCGCGCTGCTCGAAGTTGCCGGTCAGCTTCTCGCGGATGTTGAACTCCGCGTAGAACCGCTCGGGCTTCACCGGTTCGAAGTCCGGGATGAGCTGCAACGCGATCTCGTCGGTGATCATCGTCAACCACGGGCCGAGGGTGTCCTGGTACAGCATCCGGTGCTGCTCTTCGATATTCGCGAACGTCGCGTGGTCGAGGATCCCGACCATCGGCGGCGGAATATGGTACGACCGGGCTACCTCTTCGTCGGTCAGCTTGCGGCTCTCGACGTACTGCAGGTCCTTCGCCGTCTGCGACGCAGCAATGAACGTCATGCCGTCCTCGAGCAGCGGCGTTCCGCCAGCCTCGGAGGCCAGGGCGCCGGCGTACTTCTGCTGCCAGTCCTGCTTGAACCGGTCCCGCGCGGTATCGCTCCACTTCGGGGCGTCCGCTGGCCGCGAAATCACCCCGGCGTGCCGGGCGCCGTTGTTCATCAGCTGCTCACGCATCTGCGACGCCGTCCAGTCCTCACGCAGGATCTGCCGCAGCGACTCCAACGGGGACTCGCCGCAGTCCGAGATCCCGCCGTACCCACGGAAATACAGCACCTGATCCCGCGGAATGTCCTGCTTGGACCGCTGCCCCTGAAACTCGAACACGTCCGGGGTGAGCCAGTTGTCGCCCTTCGGGGTGATCAGCGGCGCCGGCAAGTGAATCAGCTTGCCGCCCTCGACTTTCCACCAATAGGCGACGTCGTAGATCGCGAAATCCGACACCAACGTGTTGAGGAACCGGTACTTCGTGGTGAAGCTGTTCGGTTGAGCCAAAAGCCGCGCCAGCGGATGATCGATCAGCCGTTGCCTGTCGGTGTCACCCCTGCGCTCAAACAGGTGAATGCTCAACTGCGCGATGTTGCGCGCCAGGAACGACACCGTGCGCCGCACCGACGGCTGCGTCCGCCAGATCTGGAAGTAATCCATCGCCAGCCACGGCGACAACTCGATCCGCCGCACCGACGACGACCACACCCCGTTCGGCCGCGACACCGACTGAACAGTGCCCTCCGACACCACGAAAGCCACTGTCAGCGACCCGCGATCTGGAAATAGTCGACGTTCGACTCGTGGATCACGACCTCACCATCGGCTTTCACCGGCTGCTCACCCGGCTCGTGAATCTCGCAGCCACGCAAAATCAGCCGCGGCCCGGCCACCTTCACCAGGACACCCGAGATCCCCGTCCCGGAAAACAGCGAGAAGAGCACTTCCCGGTTCAGGCCGGGATGGCGGTTAAACAATCATCAGCCCTTCGTCCTCGTATGCACTCGTACCTTCGGCCTCGCGGGCGGCGAGCGCCCGCGCCAGCGCCATGATCAGCGCCACCACACCGTCGATCTTGTCGCCGGCATTCCCCTTGTCCGGCTTCACATTTCCCGCGGGGTCCATCGCCACCGCGAAGTTATCCACCATCCACCGCAACAACGGATTCCCACCATGCCGAATCAACGGCTTGACCGGTAACCCGTTCTCATCCACCCGGGCCCCGACCTTGATCAGCCGCTGCAGATCCTTCGTCGGCGCCGACATGCTGGCGAACCCCTGACCCATCGTGATCATCGGCGCACCATCACTCATCAGGTCGTTGACCAGCTGCTGCGCATTCCACCGGTCATAAGCGATCTCCTGGATCAGGAACTCGTCCCGATCCCGGTTGATCTGCGCCTCAACGAAGTCGTAGTCGGTCACGTTCCCCGGCGTCAGCGTCAACCAGCCCTGCTTCACCCAGTCCGTCGCCGCGTCCGCGGTCCGCGCGTTGAGGTCCGGCAGGCTGTCCTCCGGCGCCCAACACCGCATCACCACATCGAACGCGTCCCCGTCCGGGAACACCCACACCGCCGCGGTGAGGTCGCTGGTGGCGCCAAGGTCCAAGCCACCAAAACACTCCCGACCCTTCAACCGCGACAAGTCGACCATCGACGCGTTCACATCCCAGTCGTCGACGTCGAGATACCGGGTCTCCTGCTTCGTCCGGATCCCCAGATGCAGCCTCAGGAACCGGGCGAGCTCGGCCGGCGAATCCTTCGCCTTCTCCGCGGCCTCGATCATGTAC